CGACAAGCTCATCGGGTATATGCGTACGCTGGCCGGCAAGGAGGTGGATATCCACTACATGGATGACAACGACGGGAGTGTACTATGCGCCGTTATCTGTCTCAGAGATGATAGCAGGATTGTCTGCGAAGCGGTTCCACAGCCTGTTACAGCACGTTCAGCACTGGAAGAAACTCCTGAGCAAAGGAAGAACCGTGAACTCATGGCCCGTTACCGGAATACACTGGAGGGCTACAGCCGCAGACACTATCAAGAAATCGGCAAGGTGGTAGTCATCGATCACAGAAGCGACACGCTCAACAACAAGTTCCGCATCTCCTCACTTGACAGATGGCACCATCCCGAAGAACGTGAGGAGGTTGAGATCCTGGAAGAGACACCGGTGGACGATATCATTTTAAATGATCCGCAAATATCCTTTAATAAAGATTTAAGAACAAACTTTTAAAATATAACTGATATGGAAATAGAAACTACCAGAGAGTACAGACAGAAAGTACTGGATGCCCTGAAGGAGGCAAGAGAACTCTTCAGTGGCAGTAACGGTGAATTTGCCAAGAAATACGGACTTAATCAGGGTATCTACAGTGAGATTGTCAATGGAAAGATCACTGCGGATACCGAAAAGAAGATCGGTCACAGAAAATGGCTGTCGGTTGGCCGATTGCTGGGAGTAACCGCTTCGGAGCGTATGTGGAGAATGGCCCGCACGGACGTATTTAACATGATTGAGCAGTATGTGGATTTCTGCAAGGAGTATTCCAAGGCGATGATGTTCGTGGACGAATGCGCCATCGGCAAGACCTATTCGGCCCTTTATCTTTCCCGTAACCGCAAGAACTGCTTTTATCTGGATGCCACGCAATGTCGCAGCCGTCGCTCCTTTATTCTTCACCTGGCGCGTTGCATCGGTTCCGACGAAGGAACAGTGGAGGAGATGGAAGACAGTATCAAGTATACCCTGTGCAATATCCCTTCTCCAGTCGTGATCATTGACGAAGCCGGCGCACTGAGTTATGCGGCACTGGAGTCCCTGCATGGCCTGTGGAACGGTACGGAAAACATGTGCGGCTGGTTCATGATGGGATCTGACGGACTTCGCACGAAACTGCAGAATGGAAAGGGGCGTAGCAGGAAGAATTCATTCAAGGAACTGTTCTCCCGCTTTTCCAGCAAATATTATTCGATTGTGCCTACGGGTAAGGATGACCGGCTGCTGTTCTACCGCCGGCTGATTACGGATGTGCTGTCGGTCAATGTAAGCGACAGGGAGATGGTAAAGAAAGTTGTGAATATGTGTCTTGATACGCATGGAGAGACCCTGGAAACGGGTCTGAGACGTGCAGAATCAGCATTAATACTTATGCAGGAAGGAGCTTGATGATGGAAAAGGAAGAAGAAAAGAAGCCGAAAAAGCGTGTACGTCTGCTTACCATGCGTAATGTGTATGACAAGAAAATCTCCAAATTTCAATTTGACGGCATGTGGGCGGAGTATGTATCCCCTGAGCCCGAAGATCACGGGATATGGCTTATATATGGTGCGGAGAAGAACGGTAAAACCACTTTCGCGCTTATGCTGGCCAATTATCTGCGGCAAATGGGAAGAGTACTATACCTGAGTGCGGAAGAGGGTATCTCGGCAAGCATACAGGATACCTGCCTGCAGGTAGGCATACCGGAAGAGTGTTCCAATATGTACATGTACGAGTACATGCCTGTTGAGGATCTCTGGGAAAAGCTTCGTGACCGTCGGAGTGCCAAAGTTGTGTTTATTGACAATGCCTCCTATTACAAGGATGAGCTGATGAATAAGGAGTATGGATTACTTAAGCTCATCCGTAAATTTCCGGAAAAGCTGTTCATCATTCTTGCTCATGAGGAAAAGGGAAGACCACATAATGCCGCTGCGCGACAGGCTTCGAAGCTGGCAAAAGTAATCTTCCATGTGCAGGGTCTGGCTGCCGAAGTAAGCGGACGTGTGGGGAACAATGTAGGAAAGAAGATTCCCATTGTCGAAGAGAGAGCCCGGTTGTATCATGGTAACGAATTAAATGGCAACGATTATGAGTAATAACAAACCTTCCCGCCTGGTGTTCTATGCCACCAATCCTCAGAAAACCTTGCTTCATCGCCTTAAGCGGCAGACAGGGATGAGTGAGGATGATTATCGCGCAATGATCTATGATGCCAGTAACGGTCGCACTGACTCATCCAGACAGCTATATAAGTATGAAGCCACACAGTTGATCAAAAGTTTACTTGATCCGCAAGGGGTGAACGAGAAACGCCAAAAGGAACAGGCAAGAGTCGTGGGACAGATATTCGGTATATCTATGCACATCGGTATTCTCAACAAAGATTATCGTAACGATGATCCTGAAGAGATTGAGATGAACAAGGCAAAGATCTCTTCCTTCTTGAAAAGACGTGGAAGCATCAAAAAGGATGTAAGCCGGCAAAATCTGGAGGAGTTAAAAGAGACTTTAAAGCAGTTACAAACGATTAAGAAAAAGGAGGAAAAATGAAATGGGCTTATAGACTGACGATTGTCCTCTGTATTCTCGGAATCATCACTGGGGATAGCATAAGTACAAAGATATGGGCTTCCAGTTGCCTGTTATGGGTACTGATCGCTTCCAAGAACAACAATGACAACGACAGAAACGAGAGAAATCAACATAGTGTTAATTATTAAAATCAATTTTTATGGTAAAGACAAGAGTTAAAAAGACGGTTATTACCGGTGTGACAAACGAACAGGTAGAAGCGGCATTGAGCGAATTCTCGCAGGCTGACTCAAGAATTCAGAAGATCACCGCTGAAATGGAACTGAAGATTACTGCTATCCGTGACAAGCATGCGGAGGAACTGGCAGAACTTCAAAAGAAGAAGGATGACTCAATGGAGATCCTTCAGATATTCGCTACGGAGAATAAGGAAAGCCTCTTCTCTAAAACAAAGAGTTACAAGAGTGCTCATGGAATTTTTGGATTCCGCACAGGAACTCCCAAGATCAAGCAACTTAAAGGTTTCACAAAAGAATCTGTGCTTGCTTTGGTAAAAGCCATTCTTCCGGATTACATCCGCACAGCGGAAGAAGTCGCAAAGGATCGTCTGCTTGCTGATCGTGATAAGGAAGAGGTAGCAGAGAAACTGTCTAAATGCGGTATGGTTGTAGTACAAGATGAAACATTCTATGTGGAACCCAAGAAAGAAGACCAGCCGTCCTGAGTACTCATATGCTCCTATCGGCAGCCGCTGGGTAGTTTATCACTGGGTGGAGACCGGGAGTATCAGCACGGCAGACAAAGTGGATGAGTTCCCCACCCGTGAAGAAGCAAGGAAGGAATGCTATCGGCTCAACGGCTGGAAGTATAAAGAGCCTGAAAAGAGAAAGAATAACCTCAAGTATTAATAATTTAATTTTTTACATTATGAATGAAATTTATTGGATGACCGTAATTGGTAACCTGTCCACTGTATTGACAGTCGTATGGATCGTAGCTTTGATAATTGCCGTTATCATGCTGATTGTTTTGTTGGTATCGGAAGGTGATGTAATCGAGGATGAGGATAACGCACACACATTCTTCAAATGGTTGAAACGCATTGTTGTCTGTGGTGTAATAGCGGCGATGGCGAATATCTTTATTCCGACGACCAAACAGCTGCTTTATATCTATGGTATCGGTGGTACGATTGACTATATCAGGACCAATGATACAGCAAAGCAGCTTCCGGACAAGTGTATCAAGGTGCTTGACCGTTTTGCGGATAAATATATTGACGAACCTGAAAAAGATAAATAATTATGGGAATGCACACATGGTTTGAATGTAAAATCCGTTACGAGAAAGTCGTTGAAAACGGAATGCAGAAAAAAGTAACAGAACCTTATCTGGTAGATGCTCTCAGCTTCACGGAAGCGGAAGCAAGGATAATCGAGGAGATGGCTCCCTTTATCTCCGGAGCGTTTACAGTATCGGACATCAAGCGTGCCAACTACAGCGAAATTTTCCCCAGCGATGCCGAATGCGACGACCGCTGGTTTAAATGTAAACTGTGCTATATCACGATAGATGATAAGAGCGGAAATGAGAAAAAGACAAGCACCTATATACTGGTTCAGGCTTCAGATCTGGGACGGGCGAAGGAGAATCTTGATGCCGGCATGAAAGGCACAATGGCAGACTATCAGGTAGCCTCGGTAGTGGAAACAGCTATCATGGACGTATATCCTTATACAGCTGACAAAGACGCCAATCCTGAATTCTCGGACGAGAAGAAAAAGCAAGAATGAACAGTTCAAAGGTAGTCGTAGTCCTGCTCATTGTATGTGAGCAGGACTACCATAACGATCCGAAAGAGATGGCGAGCAAGGTTGACATGGAGGAAGAGAAGCTGATACAGATTAAGCTGGAGAACCTCAAGTATGAGATAGATGCCTTCATACACGAAGAGAGTAAACAAGTACGTTTTGGCTGGCATACGCGTGACAAGCCTTTCCATCCGCAAGATTACAAGCGAGAGGTGACCTGGCATCGCATCAGAAGCCGATGCTTTTAAAGACAATTAAATAATCATTTAAAGACAATTCAATCTATGAACTTGAAAGAGAACAAAGCCAAGAAGTCGATGAAGGTTATCCTGAAAGATGTTTCCCGTGTGACAGGAGTATCAAAGGTTCTGATCCTCTCTCGTGTCAGGAAACAGAAGGTGGCTGATGCAAGAATGCTGTTCTGTCACATGGCTCGTAAGGAAGGTTATCTTCTGCGTGAAATCGCATCTTTCATCGGAAAGAGCTACTCCCGTGTATCGATGGCATGTTGTGATGTGGTACTGAGAAAAGAGATGTTCCGTCCGCTTTTGGACAGGTTGTCTGGATGCGTGAAAGCATCGCCTGACAATCAGACGACCATGGAGCCGGAAGATTATATAGAAGAACTGAGCTTTGTGGTAGTCAATCCCGACTATCCGGTTGTCGGGAAGTCCGTTGTTTTGAAAGCACTCCGGATGGAGAGGGACAGGACGGTGACAAAAGCTGTCGAGATCCTTTCCTCCGTTCTGGATAACTGGGTACATGGTGGTGATGCGGATTGCATCATTGCGGAGTTCGAAGAGAAATTGGGCGAAGCGCTCAAGAAAAAGCAACTAAAGACAAGGTAATGTTTTTAATTTATAATTCAATAATATAAAGACAATGAAAACAATTGACTCAATTATCATTCACTGCTCGGCAACACGTGCCGGGCAGGATTTACGTGCAAAGGATATAGATCGTATGCACAAACAAAGAGGCTTTAACCAGATCGGTTATAATTTCGTGGTCGACCTTGATGGTCATGTAGAGAATGGACGTCCACTTTCTATTGATGGGGCTCATTGTAATACAAAGGGATTTTCCGGTGTATCTTACAATAAGCATTCAATTGGTATCTGTTACATCGGTGGTTTAGATGCGAGTGGAAGACCAGCCGATACTCGTACTCCTGAGCAAAAAGCCGCATTACGTGGACTTGTGGCGAAATTGTGCAAAGAGTATGATATCATCGAGTTACTTGGTCATCGGGATACTTCACCCGATCTGGATGGCTCGGGTGAAGTGGAACCGGCAGAATTTATCAAGGCATGTCCCTGCTTTGACGTGCGTTCAGAGTTCTCTAATTTCTTACGCAATGTTGTTGTGAAAGCAAAATAACCCTCAAAACTGTTTAGAAAGGAATCAAATGATTATAGCGTGGTTTTCTTGCGGTGTAACATCCGCAGTCGCTTGTAAAATAGCATTAAGCCTGTACGAAGATGTGCATCTCTATTATATTGAAACAGGCTCCTGCCATCCGGACAATGCTCGTTTTATTTCTGATTGCGAAAGATGGTACGGGCAGCCTATTCATACCATACGAAGCGACAAATATACTTGTGTTGCTGATGTTTTGCGAAAGGGATATATTAACGGGCTCATGGTGCAGCCTGTACGCTCCAACTAAAGAAGGAAGTTCGGTATAAGCTGGAACGTGAACTTAAACACTGGGATGGACAAGTTTGGGGATTCGATTACGATCCGAAAGAGATTAACCGGGCTATCCGATTAAAGCAGCAGTACCCGGACACAAAGCCACTATTCCCGCTTATTGAAAAGCAGATAACGAAGCCGGATGCAATGGGAATGCTTTTGAAAGCCGATATTGAAATCCCCGCTATGTACAAGATGGGTTACAATAACAACAACTGCATCGGTTGCGTGAAAGGTGGTATGGGATACTGGAACAAGATACGGAAGGATTTCCCGAATGTATTCAATGAGATAGCACAGATTGAACGTGATGTAGGCGCAACGTGTCTAAAGGATAAAGACGGGCGCATCTTCCTTGACGAACTACCAACGTGGCGGGGCGACCCAGTGGAAGAGATTATACCGGATTGTTCTCTTATCTGCCAAATTGAATTTCAAGAGATAATCGACAGACAGGTAGAGCGAGTTTTGAAAGGAGAAATTAGTATTAATGATGTAGTCTGAAAAGGCTCATAACAATACGATTATGAAACAAGAATCAAGCGCAATCAATCCGTATAACGGAATATTTGGGCAACAAGGTTGGATTTGTCCGAAGTGTGGAAGGGTATATTCACCATATACTCAAATGTGTTTGTATTGCAAACCTGATAATATAACTACTATTTCTAATCTTAGCGACCTTTCTAACAAGAATGTCAGCGAAGAAGATCTAAGAGAAAATCGTAAAAGCAAATAATTTATGAAACAGACATTAGAAGAAGTTGCAAAAGAAAATATCTTGTTTAATCATAGAACGGTTGATCGTACTTTGTCAGGTGGCAACTTGGCGCAATTTGGGATAACGAATTTTATTCAAGGCGCCGAATGGCAAGCAAAGCAATCTCCGTGGATCAGCGTGAAGGATAAGTTACCGGATAATCAAAATATTGTTTTGGTGCGTGACGAATACGGTGGATTCTGTACTGCTTATCTTCACGGCCCAAAGAGTGGATTTATAACTTATGGAGAGGAGGCTTATCGCAAATTCGGAGAGATTACCCATTGGATGCCAATTCCTCCTCTTAAATCAAATGATAACGAATAACTGCGAATCTAATGAATATATAGATTTTACGAAATTTGATACTTTTGATAAAGCAAAAAAGTTCTTTTAGCATTTTGAAGATTGATATATAAATAATAACGGGCGCCCGGCATGCTAGCCGCAGCACCCGTTATATATAATAAGAAAAGTCAGTCCTTTTTTAATGAAGACTAAGTGTTTCCTTCCAGTCTTCCTTTTATCTGCTCTTCGGTAAATCCGAATCCGGCGGCAAACTGTTTGAATTTCTCCTTCTGCTTCTCAGGAAGAAGTGCATACAGGCTTTCAAACGGTGTCGCGCTTTTGATTGCTTTTTTTAATTCTTTTCTTTTCATATGAGTTCCTGTTTTTTATGTTTGCAACAATCGCAGTCACACAGCATCAACCTTGCCTTTTCGAACATCAGCTGTCCGATCTCCCCTGAAAGGTAGCAGATCTCCTCTCCCCACGGATCGATCCCCAGCGCTGCCGCTATATGCGCTTCCAGATGCTTGCGCTCGTGGTCATAAGAGTTCTGAAACTGTGTAGCGGAAGATGTGATGCCTATGACCATTACTGTCTGACGTGTGCCGTAATTGGAATAGGTGAGCCCGGTGTCGGGCTTTCCGGCGCTCAGGTTCTCGTATGCGGTCCGCAGATCATCTCCCCGACATCCGATATCATAAAGCCTGCCCATGA